GGGAAATTTTATTTGAATCAATAGCTATCGCTTTAGAAATGGCTATTATTAGTGGTGATGGAGATGACAAGCCAATTGGAATGGTTAAAGATTTAGAAGGTGCTGTTGTTGCGGGTGTTTACCCTGATAAGACAGCAGTGGTTATTACTAATTTAGATCCGGAAACTTTAGGTAAAGAAATCATGGCACCTTTGACAAAAGGCGGAAAGAGATCGGTACCAAAAGTATTGTTAGTTGTTAATCCACTAGATTATTGGGAAAAAATTTATCCACAAACTACATTCCTTTCAGCGGATAAATCATATGTCTATGGTGTATTACCAATTCCAGCAAAAATTGTTCAATCAGTTGCTGTAACTAGAGGCAAAATGATTGCCGGCATGGGTAAAGATTATTTTATGGGTGTTGGAAGTACTCAAAAAATCGAGTATTCTGATCATTATAAATTCTTAGAAGATGAAAGAACTTATATTGCGAAGCAGTATGCAAATGGTAAGCCAATAGACAACGAGTCTTTCATAGTATTTGACATTAGTGGTATTGGAGCCCCAGCAGTTTAGAAAGGAGTTTTAAATGAAAGCAGTAGCAAAGAAACAATTTATAAATAAATACAGCAAAGCCCTCGTAAAAGAGGGCAATGTTGTTGAAGTATCAGACAAAAGGTTTAAAGAAATGAATGAGGCAGGTTACGGAATCTTACTAGTTGATGAAAAAGAAATTGTAAAAGAAAAAAAAGAGAAATCAGTTGATAAAAAGAAAAAAGAAGCGATTGATAAGGAAAAGTAGGTGCTAAATGTTAGAAGATTTAAAGGATTGTCTTAGAATAACATGGCCAGATGAAGATGAAAAATTAACAAGGATGATTGAACGAGGTAAAAATTTCTTAAATAATATTGTTGGTATTGAAATGGAATACTTAAATGCAAGTGAAGAAAAAACTCTTTTGTTAGATTATTGCCGTTATGCATATAATAATGCTACGGAATATTTCGAAACAAATTATAAACCACATATTTTAAGATTGCAACTCATGAAAGCAGCTGATGATCTGGAAAGTCAGGAGGCAGATGAGTGAAATGATTAAATCTAAAAAACAAATCATGAGAGATATGAAAACTGTTTTAAATGCAAGCATCAAAGTTTTCAAACCGATTTATGGTAAAAATGAATTATTGCAAAATATAAGACATCATACTTATCATAAAACAATTCCAGGCAAGGTTATTCCCCAAACTGGAAAAGTGATTAAGTCACCAGGAGATAAAAAAGAAGTGATTATTACTCACAAGATTAAGACTAGATACCATGCCGGAAAAGATATCAATAATAAGATGTATTTAGAATTTAGAGATACAAGATTTAATATTAAGCATATTTTAAATGACCGTTTTGATAATGAATATTTAGAAATATTTGTTGAGGAGGTGCAACCTTAATGAAAGATGGATTTGATATGTCTGGAATAGATGAATTGGTAAAAGACTTAGAAACGATTGAAAAGAATTTACCTAAAAAATCCAAGTCTTTTATTCAAAAGGAAGGGACAAAACTGAAAAATAAAACAAAGCGCATGGCTAAGAAAAAAGTAAAAAAAGAATCAGGTACTTATTTAAATCGGATTCAAAGAGGGAAGCCTTACTTGTATGAGAAAGATATTCTATCAATTAGAACCTATTCGACGGCACCTCATGCTCATTTAATAGAGTACGGCCACATTATTACTCACGAAAAAGACGGCCCAAGGCTCGGTTATGTAAAAGGGAAACATGTTTTTCAAAATGCAATTAACGAATTTCAGCCTTATTACCATAAGCATTGCATAAAATTTGTAGATGAAGTATTTAATGATGGTGGTTGGAGATGATGGAATCAATAAATTTAGCAATTAACAAAAAATTAATAAGTGTTTATCCGGAGATATGGATCGAGCCGGATGATATTAGAGATGGTTTCAAACGACCGTCTTTTTTTGTTGATTTTTCTTATCACAAAACAATGAAAGTATCGGATGAATTTTATAAAAAGGATTTAAGCGTTACAATCTATTATTTTCCATCGAATCGTAATAAGTATTCAATGGAAAACCTAGAAGTTGGCGAAACTTTGGAAGATCTATTTTTAGGAAAACTTGTCATTGAAAATGAAGTAGATGAAAAAGTAGTACCCATTAATTCAGTAGATTTAGATACTGTTGATGGTGTGTTACAAACAAGTTTTGATTTAGAAGTATTCATTTCTAAACTTGAAGCAGATGAAAATGAATTAATGGGAGATTTAGAAGTAAGTATGAAAGAGGAGGAGTAAATGGGATTACCAAGTATTGATATAAATTTTATACAAAGAGCAGTTACAGCTGTTAGAAGAAGCAGCCAAGGTGTTTTAGCAGTAGTTGTTTTAGATGACACTGTACCAGAAAACAGCATTAAAGAATATAGTGATATTTCAAGTTTTGAAGAAACAGATTATACAACAGAAAATGCATTAATTATTAAAAGAGCATTTGCATCACCAATTAACAAATTAATGGTGTGTAAAATCGGGGCAATAGATGAAATAACAGTTGCTATGAATTTATTAGAGAATAAAGTCTTTGATTGGTGTTGTGTTGTATCAGATGTTGTAACTGATCAAGATGATTTTGCTAGTTGGATTATTTCACGAAATACAGCTAATGCTAAAAAAGCGAAATTAATAGGATATAAATTAACAACAAGTGACGATATTCATGTTCTTAATTTTACGAATGATTCTGTTCAAGTAAAAGAAGCGACAGAAGATACACCAGGTCATGAGTATTTGCCAAGATTAGCATCTGTTTTTGCTTATCTTTCTATTAATCAATCGGCAACATACTATGAATTAACGGATTTAGAATCAGTGATTGAAGTTCCTGATGCGAATGCTGCAGTAGAAAATGGCGAGTTGATTTTAATTAATGATGAAGGAAAAGTTAGAATAGCTAGAGGTATCAATTCACTCACAACATTATCAGAAGGTAAAACTGAAGATATGAAATCAGTTTTGATTGTTGAAGCAATGGATCTAATTAGTTATGACATTAATCAGACATATAAAAATGATTATCTTGGAAAGTACAAGAACAGTTATGACAATCAAGTTTTATTTTTAAGTTCTATTAATGCATATTTTAAAGCTTTAGAAAGAGAAAACATTTTAGAGTCTAATTATTCGAATAAAGCTTCAGTTGCGGTGGAAGCGCAAAGAATAGCCTGGTTAGGTGTTGGTAAAACAGAAGCAGCTGATTGGACTGATTCTTAGCAGCAAACAATAAGATCTTAAATGCTATGGAAGATTTAAGCTTTGACATAACTATGGAATAAGGAGGAGGGAAATTTGAATAAAGAAAAAATATTACAAGGTGTTGATGGCAGAATATGGCTAAATGATGATAAGCAAGGCAATTGTAAGTCTGTTGAAATTAAATTGAACTTAGAATATGAAGAGGTTGACATTCCAGGAGTATGAAGCAACACAGATATATGGGTTGCAGTGGGGAAGGAACCATGGCTGGTTATAAAATTGATTCTAGATTCATCAAATTATTAGCTGAAGGGGTAAAATCAGGTGAAATGCCATTAGTTAAGATTGTTGCGAAGTTAGCAGATACCACTGAAAAGAACGCTCAGCGTATAGCAGTTTATAACGTTCAATTTAACGAATTAATGTTAGCTCAGTATGAGCAAGGCAGTAACACTGAAGAGGAAGTAAGTTTTACTTACGGAGATTACGAAATAATAGATACGATTTAGGAGGAATGAATGAGCAAAAAAATTAGTAAAGAACAATTAAAGACTTTGACTTTAAATGATTATATTGCAAAGGCAAAGCAAAAAGAAAAATCATTAACAGAGTTTAAAGACATTACATTAGGTAATAGTAAAATTGTTGTAAAAAAGTTAAGTGATGGTAAAATTTTAGATTTAATGGACGAGATGAATGAAGATTCAACTATGCGAGAAAATATTTCGATTTTTAAAGAAATGGTATTTGAAAGTGTACCTATTTTGAAAGACAAAGAATTAATAGGTGCTTTTGAGTTAAATGAGCCAATCGATATTGTTACAAAAGTCTTTGAAATTGGCGAGATTATAAAGATTTCAGAAATTTTACTTGATTTATATGGCCTTGGCGATTTAAAGGATGATTTAAAAAACTAATAAGCCACGATCCTGTTTTAGATATGTTTAGATACTATTTATCGAAAGGACATTCAAAAGAGGAGTTACTAAGTCTTTCGAAC